TTGTATAAAATTTGGAGAAATTGAGAAAATTGACGTACTTTCTCCTGGATTTGACTTTGATGTTATAAATCCACCAGATTTGACAATTTCTGATAAATTTGGAACTGGTGCTGAAGCACTTTTAGACGTATCAGGATCTTTAAGTGAGCTTAGAATTATAAATCCTGGATTTGATTACCAAGAATCACCAATCGTAACAATTACTGGTGGAAATGGTTCTGGGGCATCAGTATCTCCAAATATGGTTAGATCTAGACATTTTGAAAAATTCAATTCTGTGGGAATTTCAACTACAGACAATAAAATTATATTCTCCGGATATCACAAATTTAAAACAGGAGAACAAGTTGTTTATATAACAAATGACCAGCAGTCTGTCGGTGGATTATCTAATGGTTCAAATTATTTTGTAGAATCCAAAGATGAATATACAATTTCTCTATACAACACAAGAGATGATTCTATTTCTGGTTCAAATCCAGTAAATTTAACTGCATTAGGTGTTGGTGATCACATTATCGAAGCTATAGAGAAGAAATTTACAGTCGAATCTTTTAATATTCTTAATTCTGGTCAAAATTACCAAAATAAGAGAAGAGCAATAAGAGAAAATAATGTAAATTTACAAAAAAATTGCATTACCCTCCAAAATCATGGATATGAATCTGGGGAAATAGTAGAATATGTTTCATCAACTGGAAGTACTATTGGTGGATTGGAATTGAGTAAAGAATATTACGTGAAAAAGTTAAATGATGACGAGTTTAAGTTATCTGAAGTTAGTGAAAGTGATGATAAACAGAAAAACTACATTGAAGGAAAGTATGTAAATCTCAGTTCAAAAGGAAGTGGCATTAGCATATTCAATTATCAAAAAATTAGAGTAGACATCATAAGTAAAGTTGGTATTTCTTCTATTGGTGGAGAAACATTTGAAGTTGTTGTTCAACCTATTTTCAGAGGAGAAATTTCAGGAGTACATGTATCTTCTGGAGGTGTTGGATATGGATCTTCTGAGATAATCAATTATAATAGAGATCCAATTGTTGAGTTTAACTTTGGTGTCAATGCTCAAGCAAAAACAGTAGTCAACAATGGAGAAATTGTAGATGTAGTCATATTGAATCAGGGTAGTGGGTATACTTCTCCACCAGATTTGACAATTATTGGTAGTGGTACAGGTGCAGTTTTAACTCCTATAATTGAGAACGGATTTTTACGAGATATCAATGTAATAAGTGGTGGTTTTGGATTTACTCAAGAAACTTTTGTCAATATTCAACCTTCGGGACAGAATGCAAATCTAAATCCAATAGTAAAATCTTGGAGTATCAATCTTTTTGAAAAAAATATATCAAATATAGAATTCGATGATACTATTCTTTCTAATGGAGTTGATTCCAGTAAAGGTCTGCAATCTTCATACATATACGCTCCAAGAGGTCTGAGGGAGACTATACATTCCATAGATTCTAACGGAGAAAAATTATATGGGAAAAAAGATTTAAGGAAATCAAATAATATTGAAGTATCTTCAATAAATCACTCTCCAATCATTGGTTGGGCATATGATGGCAATCCAATTTATGGACCATATGCATATTCCAAAAAAGATGGGAGAGGTAGTATCACTCAAATGAAATCTGGATATAAACTGAATATAAAACAGGGGAGACCACCAACATCTATATTCCCAGAAGGATTTTTTGTAGAGGACTATGATTATGTAACCTCAAGTAGCGAAGATATTCTAGATCCAAATAATGGAAGATTCTGTATAACTCCAGATTTCCCAAATGGGACTTATGCCTACTTTGCAACACTAAATCCAACTACAGTGGAATCTTCTGGACCATTCGTAAAATATAAAAAACCAGAATTTCCATATTTGATTGGAAACTTCTATCAAAGTAGTCCAATAAAATTCAACTTCGAAAGAAATTCAAATCAGAACCATTTCAATTTTAATAAGAGTTGGGCTAGAAATACAAAACCATATAATTTAAGTAATTCTGGAAATAATTATGATTATCTTGATGCACCAAGTGATAATTCACAAAGACTAGTAATAGAATCTATTAAACCGGGAGAACTCGATTCTATTATTGTAAAAAATCCTGGAGACTATTATAAGGTTAATGATAGAGTAATATTTAATGATGTTGATAGTGGTGGATCAAATGCATCAGGAAGAGTTTCTCATGTTAAAGGAAAATCTGTAGAATCCATAAGATTTGAAACAGTTCAAGTCGATAATGTTGAAGTATCATCTTTAAATCAAAAAGATACCTACCTCATAACTTCCGATACACCACATTCTTTAGTAAATAACGATATAATTAATATTTCTGGAATTTCTTCAAATTTCAGTCTTGAAGGAACATATACTGCAAGTATAAATCCAATAGATTTAAGAATATCTGAACCGATTCAAGATTCTAGTCAGACTGGTATTGTCACGATCTTTAAAGTACTAGGAAACAATGCATTATCTGAAGTGAAAGAAAATGATATTTACCAAATTGACTCAGAAAAAGTAAAGGTATTGAATATCAACAAGACTCAATCTTATATTAGAGTATTAAGAGAATTTGATGGGACATCTGGAGATTCACACACAATATTTTCCAGATTATCTGAAATTCCTAGAAGATTAAAAATCAAATCTAAGGAAAATCATATAATCCAGCAGAATAAAGAAATATATTTCAATCCAGTTCAATCGATTGGAATTGGAACTATTTCTGGTATTGGAATCGGCACAACGATTAGCACTGATGATGGTTCTTTGTATATCCCAACCAAATCAATATATCTTAAAGATCATGGACTAAGAACTGGAGATCTAGTTAAGTATAAAACAAATTCTGGTACAGGTATTATCGTATCAGAAGAAAATGTAGGTATTGGATTTACTTTAAGCAATAACCAAAATCTCTATGTTGCTAGAATTTCTGAGGATCTAATCGGCATATCTACTGTTAAGGTAGGGATAGGATCTGAAGGTTCTTTTGTGGGCGTTACAAGCGATTCTGAAGCGTCTAGAACGCTATTT